ATATTAGCTAGTGGAACTGGCAATGTTTGGGTATCGGAGCTTAGTGAATAATGAGTAGAAAATTAGGAGATGGACAAACTTTTCATTTTCATTCTGCTGATGGAACAGGAGCTATTCAACATAAATCGGAAGATTTGACCAAGTTACTAGACCAAAACAAAAGATTACAACAGGAAGATCACAGTATAAAAGATGAATTTCGTTTATCTGCTAGGATTCCTGTTGGCATCTACTATGAGTGGAAAAACAAATTTGGTGTGGATTTATACAACAAAGACCACAAAGAAGCAGTTAGGAAATTGTTAAATAGTCCTGACTACAGATATTTAAAAACAACATCTAGGATAATTTAATGGCAATATCAACATATTCAGAATTAAAAACAGCAGTAGCTAATTGGCTAGATAGAAGTGATTTAACAGATGTTATTCCTGATTTCATTACTTTAGCTGAAACAAGGCATAAAAGAGATTTTAAAATCAGAAGAATGGAAACTAGGGTTACAGCTAACACAATATCAGGCACAGAGTATTACACTTTACCTGATGATTATGTGGCTATGCGTAATATTAAATTAAACTCTGATCCTAAAACAGCACTAGTATATTTAACTCCTGAAATAATGGATAGATTACAAGCTGGGAGCAGTACAGGTAAACCCAAAGCCTATTCAATTAAAGGCAACACTATACAGTTAAGACCTTTGCCTGATGGTGTTTATGAAATAGAAATAAGTTATTATAAAACATTTGCAGCTTTGTCAGATTCAAATACAACTAACGATATGCTTACGCATCACCCTGATGTTTATTTATATGGAGCATTAGTTGAAGCAGAACCTTATTTGCAAAACGATAAAAGAATACCAGTGTGGCAATCTTATTACGATAGAGCAAAACAAGATATAATAGAATCTAACGAAAGAGATAGACATTCAGGCACAGCACCTGTAACAAGAATTGATTATGGGTTATATTAATGACTACATGGGCTATAGTTTCTACAGATTCTACAACATGGAGCATTATTCAAAATACTTCTCAAGGATATTTTGAAACAGAAGATAACATATATGTACTTGCAACTGAAGATGGTAGTTTGTTACAACAAGAAGGAGCTATAGTAATAGCACCTGATGATTGGCAAGATGTACCAGCAGTAGCTACAACAACCTGGACTATACAATAAATGGCAACTAAAAAATTATCAGAATTAACAACGACAACAAGCCCTAACAGTGCTTCTATATTTGCAATAGCATATAGTGGTTCTAACTTTGGAGTTACTTTAGCTAATGTGGCAGCTAATTTACCAGCAGTTACAGCAGCAAGTATTACATCTTCAAGCACTTTAACAACAACAGGCAATGCAACCATTGGGGGAGATTTAACCATAACAGGCGATGATCTGTTTATGGGAACAAATACAAGTGGTGCTGCATTAATAGCCGATGGAACGAATTTTAACCCTGTAGTTATATCAGGCGATATAGCTATAGCAACCAATGGTGCTGCAACCATACAAGCAGATGCTGTAGAAGGCAGTATGTTAAATGATAATGTTATTTCAGGACAAACTGAAATTTCATCAGGTTTAGCAGATGCAGATGAATTACTATATTCAGATGCTGGAACTTTAAAGAAAGTTGGAATGGATACCATGAAAACTTATTTTTCTCCAGTAGCTGGTTCTAGCTCAATCGTTACAACAGGAACTATATCATCAGGAACTTGGGAAGCTACAGACATAGGAGTAGCTCATGGTGGAACAGGAGCATCATCTTTAACAGCTAATGGTGTGTTAATAGGTAATGGCACTTCAGCAGTAACTGCTGTAGATTTATCGACTAAAGGAAAACTATTAATAGGAGATGGTTCAGGCAACCCATCAGCTTTGGCAGTAGGTTCTAATAATCATGTACTAACTGCTGATAGCAGCGAAGGAACAGGTATAAAATGGGCAGCAGTAACAGCAGCAACTCCTACGGATATTACAGTAGCAGATGAGTCATCAGACACTACTTGTTTTCCTTTATTCGTAACAGCAGCAACTGGAGATTTAGGGCCTAAAACTGGAAGTAACTTAGCATTTAATTCATCAAGTGGATTATTAACAGCTACAGGTTTTAGTGGGCCACTTACAGGTAATGTAACTGGAAACGCATCGGGTAGCTCAGGTTCTTGTACTGGTAACTCAGCTACAGCAACTCTTTCTACAAACGTAACAGTTGCAGATGAATCCTCAGATACTACTTGCTTTCCATTATTTGTTACAGCAGCAACAGGCGACCTTCCACCTAAATCAGGAAGCAATCTTGCTTTTAATTCTAGTTCAGGAGTCTTAACAGCTACTGGCTTTGCAGGTGATATAACAGGAAACGTAACAGGAAATGCTAGTGGAAGTGCAGGAAGCTGTACTGGAAACAGTGCTACAGCTACCACATCTACAAATGTTACAGTTGCAGATGAAAGCAGTGATACAACCTGTTTTCCTTTATTTGTAACTGCTGCTACAGGAGATTTACCACCCAAGTCAGGTTCTAATTTAGCATTTAATTCAAGCAGTGGAGTTCTAACTGCAACAGGATTTGCTGGAGATATTACAGGAAATGTTACAGGTAACACTTCAGGTACATCAGGCTCGACCACAGGAAACGCAGCAACAGCAACAGCATTAGCAACTGCAAGAAATATTGGTGGTGTATCTTTTGATGGCACAGGTAATATAGATTTACCAGGTGTAAATGCAGCAGGTTCACAGAATACAAGTGGTACAGCAGCAGGACTATCATCAACACTTGTTGTTGGAAGTGGTGGTACTGGAGCAACTAGCTTAACAGCTAATGGAGTTATTATTGGTAATGGAACATCTGCTCTTACAGCAGTTGATTTATCTACCAAAGGAAAGATTTTAATTGGCGATGGTAGTGGTAATCCACAAGCATTAGCTGTAGGTACAAACACTCATATATTAACAGCAGATTCATCAGAAGCAACTGGTGTTAAATGGGCAGCAGCAGCAGGTGGTGGTGGTGGTCTTGCAGTCATAAGTGCAGTTAATAATTATAATTCATCAGGTAATACAACTTCGTATTCTTTTACTGGATTCGACTCTACCTATGATAATTATTTAGTTTTAATTCATGGTATATCACAGCATAATGATGGTGATTTACAAATGAGATTTTTAGATGATGGTTCTGCTCTTACAGCATCTAATTACAGACAAAGCACTTTAGGTTTAACACACAGCAATTCAGAAAAAAGAATTACTACAGATGCAGCAGATAAATTTACTATTGTTGAACAACAAAAAGGTGGCCAAGATGATACATTAAACGGATTTATGTATTTTATGAATGGCAATGGTGGTAGATGGGATTCAGATTCTAGTGATTCACAAGGTAATGTTTCACCATCTTTTGTTTATCAAATAGGTTGTGAAGGAAGCAATGGTTCATCAAGGATTGCACAAGGACATGGATATATTAACGGAACATCTGCAAACACTTGCAATGGATTTCAATTAATATTTGCTGGTGGAGATGGTGCATATAAAATTAATTTAACAGTTTATGGAGTTCTGAGAGCATAAATGGTAGCAATAGTAGATAACAAAGGAACAATTACAACTAGAGAAGAAGATGCTAAAACTTTATCTGATATACAAGCAACTAAACAATGGTATATAGATAATGCTTATATTTTAGGAAGGACAGGCGATACTGGAAGTAATTTTTATGACTCAATAGTAAATCAGCTAGATATGTTATTTAAAGATATAGATGCTGGAAAACTAGGAGATAATGCTAAAACAGGCTCATGGTATACGCATATTAAATCAGTTAAAGATAATAACCCTAAGAGTTAGGAGAAAATTAAATGGGATTAGAAACAGGAACATATATATCGGACTTAAATAGCTCAAACCCAGTAGCTGGTGATCCAGTTAATGAGGGAGATGATCATTTAAGATTGATAAAATCAACAGTAAAAGCAACTTTTCCTAGTGTTAGTGGAGCAGTTTCTTCTACGCACACAGAATTAAATTTATTAGATGGTGTTACAGCTAATACAACAGAATTAAATTATGTAGATGTTACAACATTGGGTACAGCACAAGCATCAAAAGCAGTAACTGCAGATGCTAATATAGATATTACAGGTGTGAGAAATTTAACTTGCACAGGAACTATAACTATAGGCTCTAACACAGCAGCAACTTTACAAGCTGTATATCCTGTAGGTTCTATTTATATTAATGCAGCTTCATCAACTAATCCTGCAACTTTATTAGGTTTTGGAACTTGGGCAGCATTTGGTGCAGGTAGAGTTATAGTAGGTTTAAATGCATCAGATAGTGATTTTGATACAGCACAAGAAACTGGTGGTGCTAAAACGCATACATTATCTACTTCTGAATTACCATCGCATACTCACACAGCAACCCTTATGGGAAATGGTGAAGATGAAAACCAAGATTTACCAGCAGCAGGTGATAACACTAACCCAAGCAGAACAATGACAACAGGTGCTACAGGTGGTGGTGGTGCACACAATAACTTGCAACCATACATCGTTGCATATATGTGGAGAAGAACTGCGTAATGGCAACCCTTCAAGTATTAAATCCGAAAGGAATGATTAAAGATACGAATAACACAGTATTGCCTAATGAGTTTTTTTCACATACACAAAATGCAAGATTTGAAGATAATGCAGCTAAAAAAGTATTAGGACAAGATCAAGTCTTTGGAACACCGACAGTAGCTCCTTATTTTGCTTTAAACTGGACTACAGGTGCTAACAGTTATTGGTTTTATGCTGGTTCAGCTAAAATATACAGATACAATGGTTCTAGCCATGAAGATTTTACAAGAGCATCAGGTGGAGATTATTCTACCAACTTAACCTCTTCAGGTAATTGGACAGGTGGAATATTTAACGGATTAGCTATTTTAAACAATGGAGTAGATGATCCACAATGTTTAGCTACCACAGGTGCTAGTGCATTTACAGATTTAACTAATTGGCCAGCAAGCACAACTTGTAAAGTAATAAGACCTTTTGGTAATTACTTAATAGCTTTAAACATGACTGAATCTTCTACTAATCTACCTAATAAGGTTAGATGGGGAGATGCAGCAGAAAACCTTACACTACCTAGTTCTTGGACAGCAGCTAGTACAAACGATGCAGGTTCAGCAACAGTAGGCGATGCAGGTGAATTTATTGTAGATGGATTTCCACTTAAACAATCTTTTATAATATATAAAGAAAACACCACATATATTATGACTTTTACAGGTGGTAATCTAGTATTTGATATTAAGAAACTATTTGATGACTCAGGTGTTTTATCAAGAAACTGTGTAGCAGAATTTAATGGTAGACATTTTGTAGTAACTAATGGCGATTTAATAGTCCACAACGGAGTATCTAAAGAATCAGTAGCTTCTAATGTTATTAAAAGAACATTATTTGAAGAAATAGATGGTACTAATTATGCAAACATATTTGTAACACATAACAAACAAAAGAATGAAATATGGGTATCTTACCCAACAGTAGGCTCAACTTATTGCAATAAAGCATTAATATGGAATCATAAAACTAATTCATTTAGTTTTAGAGATTTACCTGATATTTTACATATAGCAACAGGTATAGTAAATCCTGGTTCATCAGCAGTTGTATGGTCAGGACAATCGCAAAGTTGGGTAGCTTATAGCACTACTGAGAACTGGGGGCAAAGAAACTATAATCCTACAGAAACTAGCATATTAATGTCTAGCACAGGAGATACTAAACTCTATAGAGGAGATAATGGATTTGACTTTGCAGGAGATAATTTTACTATGATTTTGGAAAGAAAAGGATTAACTCTTGATGGCAATACTAATACTGTAAAACAAGTAAGAAAGATTACTCCAAGATTTTCTAGTACAGGTTCTGCTGAAGTATTTGTAGGAAGTTCTATGACTCCTGATGGTACATATACTTACAAAACACAGCAAACTATAGACCCTGATACACAAAATAAAGTAGATGCTAGAGCCACAGGTAAATATATAGCTATTAAGTTTCAAAACACAACAGCTACAACTTTTGAATTAAACGGATATGATATAGAATATGAGGTAATAGGAGAACGATAAATGTCACAAGCACCTAAATATACACCTAATCCAGTGCCTGATAATCCTAAAGATTTACCACAATATTTATTACAAGAATTTCAAAAAATACAAGCAGCATTAGAAGAAAACCCTACCACATTTATAGAGGTTAAAAATGTAGCTCCAAGCAGAATAAAGCAAGGAGATATAGTATATGCAGATGGTTCTAATTTTAATCCAGGAAGTGCAGAAGGAGTTTACTTTAGAAATGCAGCAGGAAGCTGGGTGAAACTAGGGTGAGTTTATATATATCAGGAATACCATCGGATAGAATTAATGAGGTTTGGGAAGATTGCGAACCTTATATAGAAATGGGCAATGGTAAAAGTAGAGATGAAATGTCTGTTATGGATATTTACAAAAGATTATCAGAAGCTCGTATGCAACTGTGGTTAGTGTTTGATGATGATAGAGAAATTATATCAGTGCTTACTACAGAGATTATAGAATACCCTA